TGAATGAATCTGAAGAAGATACAATGGCACAACTCAATGAACTTTGGGGTGGATTAGGTGCTTTAGGTAAAGCTGCAGGTCAAGGTATTGGTAAAACTGCAAGTGCAGTAGGTGGTGCAATTGGTGGTGCTGCTAAAAATGTTGCTGCTGGTGCTCAAAAAGCATATAATACTGCTGCAACTGGTGTAAAAAATGTTGCATCAAATATTAAAAAAACATATAATCAGGGTGAAATAAATCCTGAAGTATCAAAACTTGAAGGTGCTGCTGCTGATTTAGGTAAACAAATCGCTGCTTTAAATAAAAGAATGGTTGGTGCTGGTCAGCAACCACTTAATGTTAAAAGTATTTTAGCAACAATTCAAAATCAACTTGGTGCTGGTGGTCAGGCAAACTTAGGTAAGTTAAGAACTGCTGAAGGTGTTGTAGACCCTGCAAATATTGAAGTTCAACCAAATGTGTTGAAAGAAGAAGATGAAACAGATGAACCAGAAACAGATAGTCCAGAAGTTGCAACTCCTGAAACTGGTGAAGAAACTCCAAAAGAAACGGGTATAGATGCAGGTGAAGAAGCAGGTATTGAAGCAAATATTGAAGATGCGGGTGAAGAACCTGATAAAGATGCTGATGATGTTAGCTTCTTTGGAAAAGATTCTCAATCATTAGGTGGTGGTGTTGTTAAACCAGATGGTGCTCCAACAACTGCTGTTGATGTTACAATTGAACCAGATAAAACTATTCAAATTACAATGAATGAAGCTAAGAAAAAACTGATTAAACAAATTGCAGAAGGTGTTAATGTTTATATGAGTGAAATTTCACCCATAAAAAAACTTGAACCAGTAAAAAGTCTTCCACCTGTAATGAACGAAAGTGAAAAAAAATTAAGAAAATATATTCGTACTCGTCTTGAAGAAAATGCAGGTTTGAGAAAAGCAAGTCTTAATGAAAACAAAAAGTCAACAACATTGAAAAAACTTGACGAAATAATTGACAAACAATTTAAATTGTTCGAATCTGTTGTGCTTAAAAAAAAAGATAAATTGAATGAGGTATTAGGACTTGAAAAAATTGGCATCAATCTTACTACAGAAGAACAAGTTGCTGCTGCTTTTAAAAAATTAAATCCAAATAATCAAGAAGAAATTAATAGATTATTTCAAATTGCTTTTAAAAATATATTAATAAATCCACATATGAGTGGTATTGGTGTTAAAGCAAAAATTGCAACTCCACAAGAAAAATATAATCTTCTTGGACAATATGTTAAAGGTGGTGGTGGTAGTTTAAGATTAGATAAAACAGGTAAATTAATTTATGTATCAAAAGAATTTCAAGATAAAGGAACTATAAACAAAACTGTGGGTGGTGGAACAAGAACACAGAATTCCAATTTTGGTGAATAATAAAAATAAAAAATACCCGAAGAAATTCGGGTTTTTTTGTAACTTTTTGTTTGATAAATACGTATAACCAAATAAATTCAATAATTATGATAGACAGAACTTATCAATATTTAAAGTTAAAAAGAACCTATCTTGGTGGTTCAAAAGAAAAAGAACTTGAAATTTTTTATCATGTGCAACATGATGGTGCAGAATGCGATTGGATTGAATATCGTAGAATATTATTTCCGTATCTTGAAGATGAATTGCATGTTAATTTTTCTCGTTCAATTGTAAGTACGAGATTAAGTTTCATTTTTTTGGGATTTTCATTCTTATTAGGATTATCGCATTTTATTATATTATCTCTAATAACATTTTCCTTGGCATTATTATTTCGTTTTTTAATTATTTTTTTCAAAAATAAAATTACAGAAAACCTATGTGCATATAATATGTCATCTGATATCATTAAAAATGAAATAAAAATCATCTCTGGTTTTGATATTTAAAAGTATTTATGATAAAATAATGTCATGGAATATGAAGATAATAAATTAAAATTAATTTATGTATTGAAAATTGGTTATAATTCTAAGTATGAGGGATTATATGAATTTATTTTTTCTCTTGATGAAACCAATGTTGATATGGAAGGCTGGTGTTGGGATATGTCACCTGCATGCGATCATGCAATGCCACCAACAGAAGAATTTATTAATGCAGTTTTTAATTTAAAAACAAGTTCATTTGATTTATTTTGCTTACATGAAGCTACTGATAGAGAATATATGCATGGTTATCATACTATTCATTGTTTAGCATATGAAGTTGAAAAGAAAGATGAGAATAACAATGTTAGCGATTATCATGAAATGTTTGAAACTGAAAATAATGATGTTCCATTATTGGTATTTCATTATGGTATGACATTAGCAAAAGTTAAAGACTTACTTAATTCAAGAAAAATCATTCTAAAAAATAATGAATTCGTGGAAACATCTTCCATAAAATTTTAATGTATTTATAATTGCCTATCTTACCATATTAGGAAGAAAAGGTTTCGAAGCTCGACATGTCAAGATATATGCCGAGCTTTGCGGTTTTATATGGTAAGAGTATTTATTATAAAAATTTATAATGAACGTTAAAAATATTGACCCTGATAGTATTCCTGAAAAAGATAATGATGAATCATTATTTCCTGAACATATACCGTTAATCCCTCTTAATATACAAAGAGAAAAGGAAAAAGAAGAACTTAGAAAAAAAGCAAAAGAACTTAGAAAAAAAATTGGTAAAATTGAACCAATCATTGTTACTAAAGATGGCATTGCAAAAAAAGCCAGTGAATTAACTAAACCAGAACAGGAGTATGAAATAGTTCGTTGTGGTATAAATCCAAAATATTTTATTGAAACATATTTAACGATTTTTGACCAAACAAAAGGTGTTGCAGGTCTTATTGTTCCATTTATATTATTTGATTTTCAACTGAAACTCATTAAGACTTATATGGAAAATAGATTTGTTATTGCTAATAAATATCGTCAGGCAGGTGTTACAACAACAACTTGTGCATATATTGCTTGGTATGTAATGTTCAATCAAAACAGACAAGTTGCTATTGTTGCAGATAGACTTGAAACTGCTCGTGATGAAATTATGAATGATGTTGTTGATTTTATCGAAAGTTGTCCAAAATGGTTAAGACCCAAAACTGGTAGAGAAACATTTGAAAGAAATTTAAAAGATACTCAAAAATTAAAAGTATATGATAACAATTCAAAATTAGGTGCTTTTTCATCTAAAGGTCTTCGTGGTTATACACCAACATTATTGTTTTGGGATGAAACTGCATGGACAGAAAAAGGTGATAAATTCTGGACATCAGCAAAACCAACATTACAAACTGGTGGTTCTGCAATTATGGTATCAACGCCTTCTGGTCTTGATGCTGTGTTCTATAAAACTTTTAATGGTGCTCGCAGAAATGAAAATAATTTTAAAGCAGTTGAATTATGGTGGTATAATGACCCAAGATATAATAAAGATTTAAGTTGGATTAAGAATAAGGGTAAAGAAAATGAAAATAAAATATTTGATCAGAATTGGGATAATACAACAAGAATTAAGATGATGGATGATGGTTGGGAAGCCAGTTCTCCTTGGTTTGAAGATCAAATCAGAGAAGCAGATGGTGATATGCGTAAGATCGCACAGGAATTATTGTGTTCTTTCTTAGGTTCTGGTGATAATTTTATTGCTGAAGAATACTTAAAACGTATTCAGGAAGAAGAAATAACACCACCAATTCGTCAAGAATATATTGATCTAAATACATGGATTTGGGAAGACCCAATTGTGGGAGAAGATTATATTATGGCATTGGATGCTTCTGCAGGACATGGAGAAGATAATTCCACAATGAATATACTTAAAACTGTTGAAATAATTGAAGAAAAGATTATTACGAAAAATGGTAAAACTAAAAAAGTTAAAATAAAAAGGCATAAGGTTGAACAGGTAGCTGAATATTATGGTAAAGTAACTCCGCAAACATTAGGTGAAATAGCATATCATTACGGAAGAGAATATAATAATGCATATTGTGTAGTTGATATCACTGGTGGTTATGGTGTTCAGACAGTTGAAAAATTACTTGATTCTGGATATGAAAATGTCCATTATGCCGAAGTAACGCATAAACCAAGTAGAGACAGATTACAGGGTTACATTAGAAAAGGTCAAAAGACAATGAGTGATGGTGCAGTTATGAACGTGGACTTAATCCCCGGATTTTTTATTGGCGGTAATCGTGCTTCAGTGGTACTTGAAATGCAAAGAGCAATTCATTTAAAAGATGTTATTATTCATTCTTTCAGATTATTGAATGAATTAAAAACATTTGTTACCGTAGCAGGAAATCGTGTTGCAGATCATAAACGTTCATTTCATGATGATTCAATTATGGGACTATCGATTGGCTTATATGTGTTAAATTTTGATATGGCACGCTATAAACAAAGTAAGGGAATTACTGAAAAATTGCTTAATGCAATTATTACTATCAATGATATAAATGAAATTGGAAAAAGAATACCTACTGGTCATACTCTAACTATTAGAGATACCAGTATTAAGAATAAACCCATGATTTCGCCCAATAATATATCACCGTTAAATCCATATGGAGCAAATGCATGGTTATTTGATGGATTAAAAGAGAAAAAGAAAAATTAGTCAGTTAAATTAAGAAAATATTTTTTACACCCACAATCATAAATTCTTAAATAATCTTGTTCATCCATGATTTGAAATTCTGTTTTTGCTGAATCATAACCCTTTTTAATGAGAATGTTTTTTCTGTATTTGAATCGATGTTCTTTTAGCATTATGTGCTTTTTAAAATAAAAATAACTTGGTCGAGTATTCTCGATAAATTCAAATCCTAATTTTTCGTATAATTTTCCGTTTGAATATCGTCTATCGGCAAACGTTAATATTGATTTTGGTTGATATATTTTAATAAAATGATTTAATAATTTGCTTGCACCGCCAATAACACTTGTATTAAGTTTATTACAAAATCTATGCATTTCATACTCACCTTCAATATTAATTTTATTTCCCATCGCAATTCTCTTTTTACCAAATGTCATGAGCGAAACTAATTCATTCTCATAAAATAAACCTAATTTAACACTGCTCCCAACATTGCCTTGTAAATGATTTTTATTAAGAAAATCCGAGCATAATTTATTATCAAGTTTTTTAATAACACATTTTCTGGCAAATATCTTATTGTCAATAAAAACCAATTTTGATTTAATAATTGATTTTACAATTTCTTTTTTATTTATCCATTCATCTTCAAATATGTGTAATAGTTGTATATTGTTTGTTTCGCATAACTCAGTCTTATTTAAATGATAATTTTTATCTTTAAATTTATCTGAATGCCAATATAAACCGTTAAATTCAATACCTAAATTATATTCAGATACATAAATATCAATCTCTTTATTTTCAATTTGTTTTTTTTCGGTTTTTAAATTTAACTCATTTTCAATAAAATTACGAATTTCAATTTCATTTTTGGATTCAATTATACCACATTTGGGACAACCCTTACCACACAAATGATCATTTGGGGTTTGATAAAAAATACCATGAATTGGACAATTAATTATTATTTTTTCTTTTGCATCAATATATTTAAAATCGGGATATTCATATTTATTATTATGAATGTCATTTGCTTTTTTTTCAAAATTTTCATTTGCAACATCTTTTTTGGTTTTAGAGGTAACATCAAATCCACATTCAGGACAACCGTGTCCAGATAAATGTGAATCGGGAGTTTGATGAAAAATTCCATGTATTGGACATATGATGATCGTTTTATTTTTACAGTTAATATAAATTGTTTTTGAATAATCATATTTATTATTATGAACCTTATTTGCTTTTGAAATAAACTCATTAACATTGCTTAAAATAGAATTACCACATTTTCCACATCCTTGCCCTACTAAATGAGCATCACCTCTTTGTTCAAATTTACCGTGAATATGACAAATTATTTGATATTTTTCTTTTATTGATATGGTATCAGTTATTAATGAATAATCATATTTATTGTTATGAACTTTATTTGCTTTTTTAACGAACCTATCTGCTTTCATATAAAATATTTAAATAATTTCACAAATATATGAAAAAAAAACTATTTATAATAAGATTTTACTATTTATTATAGTATTTATAAAAAAATATAAAAAATTATAAAAATGGCTGAAGAAAAAAAAGGTGGAACAATATATCAACAACTTAATTCATTTTTGAATCTCGGTAGTATGGATGTGCAAACTGCACAACCAACCGTATCTGCAAGTACACCACCAAAAGAAACAAAAATTATCATTAAGGGTGCATCTCCTGAAGAAATCCACAAAAAGGGTTTGGAGTTAGAACAGAAAAGAGAACTCCAGAATAAATTCTTTCGTACAACTGATCGTGGGTTTCAAAAAGCATTACAGTATGAGGCAGCCAGATTACCTGCATATATTGATTATGAAGGTATGGAATATTACCCAATTATCAGTAGTGCTTTGGATTTATTTATGGAAGAATCCACAACAATTGGCTTGAACGGCAAAATGTTGAATATTTATTCTAATAAGGAACGTATAAAATTTTTACTTGAAGAATTTTTCTATGATATTGTTAATGTAAACGTTAACTTACCATTCTGGGTAAGAAACTTGGTTAAATATGGAGACAATTTTGTATTATTATATGGCGAGAGAAAAAAAGGTATTACACATGTAAAACAATTGGTAAATTATGAAATTGAAAGATTTGAAAGAATTCAAAATGGTAAGCCATATGTTAAGTTCAAAGAAAGAATGACTGGTGATGAATTCAATACATTTGAAATTGCTCACTTCAGATTACTTGGTGATGATAAATATCTTCCTTATGGTTCATCAGTACTTAATAAAGTACGTAGAGTTTTCAGACAGTTAGTTATGGCTGAAGATGCTATGTTAACTTATCGTATTATTCGTGCAGGTGAAAAGAAAGTATTCAAAATTGACGTTGGTAACATTGATGAAGACGATATTGATGAATATATTTATAAAGTTGCTACCAAGTTTAAAAAAACTGCACAGGTACAACCAAATGACGGACAAATTGATTATCGTTTTAATATTCTTGGTAATGATGAAGATTATTTCTTACCAGTAAGAAATGCGAATACTCAAACAGGTATTGATACGCTGCCGGGTGCAACTAATTTGGATGCTATTCAGGACATTGAATATCTCCGTGATAACCTATTTGTTGGTCTTGGTATTCCAAAACCTTTCTTGTCATTTCAAGATGCTGCAGGTGCTGGTAAGAATATGGCACAATATGATATAAGGTTCTCAAAGAAAATTAATCGTATACAACAGGCAATAATTCAAGAACTCAATAAGATGGCAATGGTACATTTGTATCTATTGGGTTATAGTGGTGAAGATTTAACTGATTTTACCATGACATTAACAAACCCATCAACACAGGCAGAATTACAGAAAGCTGAATTGATGCGTGAAAAAGCACAGACATATACTGAATTAACTCGTGCAGAAGGTGGTATTGCTGCAATGTCACATACAAATGCTAAGAGATTAATGTTCAATTGGAGTGACAGAGAAATTGTTAATGATTTGAAACAACAGAAAATGGAAAAGGTTGTTATGCAAGAACTTCAAGATTCTCCTGTTACTATTAAGAAATCAGGTTTATTTACAGATATTGATGCAAGATTTGGCGAACCCGAAGCTGCAATGATTGGTGGTGCAACTGGTGGAACTGAACAGGGTGGTGGAATGCCTCCTGCTGGCGGTGCTGGTGGAATGCCTCCTGCTGGTGGTGGTGGAATGCCTCCTGCTGCTGGCGGTGCTCCTGCTGGTGGTGGTGGTGGAATGCCACCTTTAGCTGAAAACCGTAAACGTATGTTAACCGAAGCAGAATATGATACATATCTTGAAAATATGGTGGCAATTACAAATGGTGAGCCGTCACGCAAAAAAGAAATTAGTCATAAGGAGATAATTAAAGAGAATAATGAAATTAACGAAAACTTAAATAGAAATGCACAAAATATGATTGATGAAATCAGCGTTTTATTAGAGAACACTGAAAGCATTAATAAAGTGAAAAAATTTGATGAAGCAGAAGATGTTGATTTTGAATCTATTGAGAATATCGAAATAATTGAATAATTAATATTAACGTTTATAACTAATTACAGTATTTATAATAAATCGAATTAATTCATATGAAAAGTATCAATATAGGAATTGTTAATTTAGTAGTTTCCAAGAAATTAAAGAATGCTTATTTCAATAATTCTTTAATTGAAGAATCAAAAGAAATAACAAACGATTTTTTCAATGTTGTGAAAAACTCACCAATTCTACAATTAGAATTTAAAGTGTTTAATAATATAGAAAATAAACACATTGAAAATGATTTGATTGCAACACGTTATATTGATAACAATATTAAATTATTTGAAGTTTGGACACTTCAGGAAGTTGAAAAAGAACATAATAAATTAAAACCATTTTTAACAGAAGATATTCAGGTTGACGATAATAAAGTTCAATTATATATTGCCATTGGCAATTTGATTAAAGAGTCTCTGAGTAATTATGATGCAGTAGATGTTGATAATATTCATGACTCCTTTACATTGGTCTTAGATCACGTTAAAAGCACTAAACAAAGTCTTACTGAAAGTATAGATACTGATCTTATAGATGAAAATGTAATTGAAATCGCTGTTGATAAATTTAATGCCAGATATGAATCATTAACCGATGGTGATAAAAGTTTGCTTCAAAAACTTATTAGATATGATAATGATAAAAAATCTAATCTTCTTGAAGAATATAGAAATGAAGATTTAAAATTATTAGAAAGCATCGATAAGGAAATCATTAATGATGTTAAAATAAAAGCAGTTCAGAAAATCAAAGAAATGAAATTCAATCCAGAGACCGTAGACGATGATATCATTGGTCTACATGAGCTTAAAAAAGATTTATTATAAATTATGTTAATTTAGGTGAATCAAAAAAATCTTTTTTCATTGCACTTATATCAAGACCTTTATCATATCCGTTTGGTTTTCCTCTTGGACTAAATTGCCAAGCTATCCATCCTTCTCTTTTATTAGATTTTGCCCATGCTGCTGCAATTGCTGGGTCGGTTTGTTCTGGTTTTTGTGGATATTGTGAATGCCATAAAGGAGTATTATTAAAATTACCAGTAGTATGACTATCAAGCCAAGGTTTACCACTATAAATCATTGTATTATAAGAAGGTTTATTGTTTTTTAATTCAGTAATAAATGTATTAATCCATAAATTATTTGTAGATTTAGATGGTGTCCAATATATGTATATGTTCTTATCTTTATCTTCATAATTTTCAATATCTAACATAAGTGGAAAATCGGGTTTATATGGCATACCTTGAACAACACTAATAAAATGTGTTGCCTGTGCTTTAGCATCATTAATTGCTTCATCATCAGTACCACCTACAAATTGGTCTGCATAGTGATAATATCCTATTTTAAGTCCAGCAGCTTTTGCTCCTTTAGCATGCAAATTTCCAAGGTGGTCAATACCGCTTTTGCCTTGACTAATTTTTATTATTCCAAATTTAATGCTTGGATAATCAGAATCGGTACTATTAGCAGCAGCCTTCCAATTAAAATTTTCTTGCCAATGTGAAACATCTACACCATAAACTGAATTTAACTGAGCTAATCTGGTATCTGACATTGTAATTGCTCCAACTAATTGTGTAGCTGCACCCGCACCTTGTGCATATGGATTTGTATTATCAGAATCACCACCTTCAAATCCCATAATTGCTGCAGGATTTAATACTCTTGGTACAGGATATCTTAATATTTTAGTACCACTGAAACTTGTTACCATTTTATTTCCTTCAATAGTATGTTCAACGGTTAATATAAGATATGCTCCACTAAATAACGGTACATTTTCTAATTGAAAATATTGTGTTGGTTGTATCATAGCGTTTCCCAAACCAGTAATTGTTGCTTTATATGCTCTTTGTTCATATACGCTAAATAAATTTTGACCTTTAGGTACTGGTGATTGTAATTTATTATCACCTGCTAATCTTGCCAATATCTGGATTGATTCATTTGTTTCTGGATATTCTTTACTGTCAATTTTTATATCGGTAAACATAGATTGTCTTTGATCACCAAATCTAACCCTGAATGCTCTTACTTGTCCCCAAGGAAATTTTTTATTATTACTTACTTGTTTTCCATCTTCAGAATTTGGAGTAATCTCATCTATTAAATTACCATCTTTGTCAAGTGGTGGTTTTGTGTTGAAATCAATTAGTGGTACAGTTCCTAAATCGGTAATGCCGTCATCAACAAAACCATTAGCCACTCCTGTAGGGTAACTTGACGTACCGCCAATAAACATACAAACGTATGCTGCATTTTGTATTGTATTTATGCTGGGAATAATTTTAAAAGAATCAGTCCAACTTTGTTGTGTATATGACATAAAATTTTGTAATGGGAAAAATTCATATCCGTTTAATGATAATAATTGGGTTAATACGCTAAACACCGAAATATTGGGGTCATCAAACATATCTATTAATTTTTCAGCGTTTAAAACAGTATTTCCAATTGGATTCATTGCTCTGTCAACAAAAACAAATGAATCAATTAATGCTTTATTATCTTCATTTGAGGGATAACCACTACCAATTTTATATTTAGCATCAGGATTTGTAAGCCATTTATCATTAATGTTTTTAAAAGAATAATATGTTTGTGTTATAATGTCTTCATCACCAGTTATTTTAAGATTTTCAATTGCTTCTTTCTTTAATTCATCTTGTTTTGTGTTTATATTATCTCGTAATTCAGAAAAAAATGTTCTGAAAAACGAATCGTTAGCTTGTTTAATAAAAAATGTTTTGAGAAATGAATCCTTAGTTTCATTTAATGTTTGAAGTGAAGTATATCCAGCATTTGTATTACCACTTGTAAAACTTATTTCGCTATAATTTAAAATGTTTGTTCTGGTTATTAATGGTGAAAGAATTGTACTATATTTAGAACCAGTACCCTCCCCTGCTTTTGGATTTAAGTAATAATTATATTGTTTTTGTTTTTCAACTATAATATCTGCAGGTTTTTTAATGCCTTTGTTAATAATATCATCATGAACCTTATCATACATATCAGAAACACTTGTCAGTATGTCATTATAATCGCCACCCTGATCTATGAATGAATTAAATTCATCTTTATAATTTTTTTTATCCTGATCTGATAAATATTTATCAATATCATGAAGATCGGCAAAAATGAATAGACCTGAACTCTCTAAAGTTTTACCAGCACCAGTTGTAAAAAAGTTTTGTATTGTTGCAGTAGTAAAAGTTGAGTCACTCTCTTCTAATGCAACTACCAATGCTCCAATATATGCAGGTAGATATGTGGGTACTTGTATAACTCCAGCGATATTAAATAATAATGAATTTAATTTGTTTGTATATTGATTAAAAGGACTTAGTGTATAACCATAGTTCGATAAAAACATTAATGCGCTTAGTTTTGGATTATATGAAGAACTGAGAACATTAATACATGTGCCAGATATTTCATCATCATGTTTAGATAATTGAGAAATCCACGGATTAATAATATTATCAAAACTTGTTAAACTTTCTGCAGTGTTTTTAGTAAATCCACCAATGTTTGAACTTAGAAAATATTTATTTCCGTTTGCTATAAATTGAGGAATTGTATTTTTTGAAATTGCTTTTCCATTAATGAAGGTTTTATTCGGTACTGACCCAAATGCGTTTGAATCTAAAAATCTTGTAGTTATGTTAGTACCCTGTTCTTCAGTATCGGGGGATACAACAACAGCATTATTTTCAACTAAACTATCCACTATATATATTAAATTTTCATTGGTAAACAAATAATATTTTTGAACAGGTTGACCAAACAACATATTTTTAACAAATCCTTGTAATTTAGTATTTTGAAAAACATCAACAGGTTTTTTAGAAGCACTATCGGGATTAATACTTTGTATTGAAATATTTTGTTTTTTTATTACACTGCCAACATAATTTGAATTTTTTTTATCAATATAAGCATCAATATTTCCATCATTGGCTATTGGAAATGAAGGATTTTCAATGTTATTAAAAGCATAATGATCAAGCATATTGCTTTTTGGGTCATTTAAATAGTCATAAAATTTACTTATATCGCCACTAAAAGTAGTTGCAGCATTACTTAAGTTTTTTGCATAATTTGTCTGATTTACAGAATTTGCTAAATTTGCAGCTTCTGCTTTTGCATAAAGATTAATAAAGGCATTACTCACTCCCGGTTTTGTGCTATAAAAACTTGTAGGATACGAACTTTGTGATAATATATAAAATCTGTCCAGTACTATTTTTAAAATTTGTGATAATTTTTTATCTTCACTCAAATTGATTGGCATTGTAGTGCCACCATCATTTGTATCCACTCCGAAAAATGGACCGACATATGGACTTTCAGTTTCATCACTGCCAAGTTTTGAATCAAGTGGTGATATTGGTATCCATTTGTATGTGCCATCGTCATTTAATGCATCCTTTTGATTCATTACTTCATTATATTTTTTTTGTTTGTTGAATGTGTCAATGAATTTTTGAACTAACGTTAATTCAGGAAATGGTTGTGTTAATAGTTGACTTAATTTAATTGGTGAAACCCTTATTTCCTTATTACCACCAGCAACAGGTTGTTTATCAATTACTAAAGGAAATGAATATATATGTTTGTCGGTTGTTTTAACGTCAACATATCGATTATCGCTTATTATAAGTTTATTGAACTCTGGGATATTATGATGATTATTTTCTGCATTATTTGCTGTGTCATTAAGTATTCTGAAGAAAGTGTCAACATCGTCTAAAATTATTTTAAATATATTATATATTGTAGGCATCATGCCAAGTTTCTGCATTATTGCTTGATTAATAGCACTGTTAATTGCAGTACTTAGTGTGGATTTTGTATCATTTAATGAATTTTGATTATTATATAAACTTACATATAAATCGGTAATATCAATACCTCTATATATTATAGGTTTTTTCCCGTTAGTAAATGTGGTTATATCATACGGGTTA